GAAGAATAGAATATCATCAATCTGCCCAAGGTTTTCACCTCCAGGTAGTGTCGTGATTTCTGTTCCTCTGCCACCTTCTCTACGAGGTAAGAAGAAATCTTCAAGCATTGATTTATGTTTTCTGTCATCACGAACTTCTCCGTTATCAGCATCGTATACAATCTTGTTACGATATTGAGACATCATATTTCTTACATATTCTTCTGCTTTACCTCTTGGAAGGTTACCTACATCGATATAAAAAATTCTACGTTCAGGTGCTCTAGATATACGATAGATAACTAACGCGTCTTCAAGCATTCTTAATTGATTTACAATCTTAACTGATTTGTGCAAGTGAGATAATACACGACTTCTACCGGCATCCATTATACCACTATTAGTATGAATGATAGCCTCAGGTGCTACTTTGATTCCACTAATAGAATCAGCACTTCCTGCAGAAGTATTACTTCCTGCAGCCTCTTCACTATACACATAAAATTCTGTTTCTGTTTCAGTAACTGTGGCACCGGTAAGTTTATCAGATTTCTTTTTAATCTCACGAACCTTTCTCATATTGATAGGGTCTACATAACGCAAATCCTTAATGCCTTCTTTAGGATTGCTACTATCAACTACAATGTGAAAATAAATCTTACCATCAATATACCATTTTCTGAAATAGTCTGCGCCATATTCTGAAAACTTAAATTTATTATAGATATGGTCAAATTCATTTAGAATCTTTCTTTTTAATTCTGTTTCGTACTCTAATTCATCTACGTTGAGAGATACTAGAGAACCGACATCAGAAGCAACAATAGCTTCATTTACAATATCGTCAATTGCCGTATCGGCTTCTGGTTGTTCAGCTGCTGCACGATATTTAATAATCATATCTCGGTCAGTATGCTGAGTACCTGTTCCGTCTATATCATAATATTGTCCGAAATATCCTCCTGCCGCTACGGTTGTTACGCCGGTGTCATCGACGGGTGGCACAAAAGATTTTATACTATCTTCTTTTTCTATTTCGTTTTCGTTTTTATCAAAACGTCTTTTTATTTCAAATCCGAATAATTCCATATCTACTATTTATAACATTTAACAGTTTTATTTATATAAAAAAACTCCACCCATTTCTGAGTGGAGTTTAGATTAATACTTAACCTACTAAGTGGTTGTATTGGATTCCCAGTATTGATAAGAAATCTCTACGGTGTATTCTTCAATTGCATCGTTAGTATCGTAACTTAAATCGATTGATGAAACGGTTGTTGGAAAACCTCCACGAATTGTGTAAGTTTTTGTAACCTCACCATCTTTTCCAAGTTGCTCTACGGTCATGTCTGCTTGGTAATCACTTGGATTTGCTAATCCAGTGTTGTTAACGTGTTCGTTAATACCATTTAGCCAAGTCTCAAATGAATTTCTTACTTTCATTTCAGAATCGTTAATAACTGTAATAGTCCATGGTTCAAATGTTCTATCACCAGCAATCTTTAATTGACGACCGCGGAATGGAACTTCTACGGTTGCGACAGTTGAAGCAGGAAGTTGAGCACCTTTCACCATGAAAGATGTGAACTCAGAATCCCCACCGGCATAAGCTGGAAAATTAACTGTGCATTTGAACAGATTTGGTCTTGCTCCGCCTCCAGTTAATTTTGCTTTAAAATCGTCTACTCCTAAAATAGCCATAATTTTCTACCTCCTATATTAAGCACCAGCAATTTCATTAAATTCGACTCCAGTGCGGGTAGCAACGAAGTTAAGTGTAATGAAGTTGATTGAACGTGCGGGTTTAATGAATATATCAGCAACGAATCGATTAGTATCAATGACCTGTCCTGTGTTGTTTGTTTCATCACAAACGACTAAGAAATCAGTGACACCTCGACGGCCTTTAACGTCTCGTAAAAATGGTTCTACGAGATTACGGAATTGAGCGCGAGTGAATTCGTCGTTCAATTCGAATAAAGAGAATTTAGCAGCTGTTGATATCGCTTTTTCTAAAGTAATGAACAATCTACGAACATTAATTCTATCGAAAGCTGATGCTTTAGGCTGTGCTGTTTTATCTCCGAACAATATTGTACCTTGACCAGGGAATGTTACAAGAGGATTAACATTAGCTTTGTATAATGAATCTCTTGAACTTTGGTTAGGGTTGAATGCTAACTTGATGACTCCACGTAGGTTACCACGATTGAATCCTGCTGGAGAGAACCATGGGTCATTTGATGCGTCAGTTGCCGCACAAAGACCTGCGATGTGTCCTGCAGCTGGAATATACACATAGTTATCAGCATATTTATTATAAACATATACTGGTGTACTATCGACGACAGCATAACTCCCTATGGTATTTCCTAGAGCAGTTACAATCTTATCGGCGTATCCTGCACTTCCATCTGTGATTTTAGCAAGCTTGTTAGCTTCTGTGGTTTCTTTTTCTACTGCATTTCCAGATGCGTTACTTGGCTGAGAAATGAAAGCTACGCAATCTTTTCTAGTGAATGCAAGTGTTGCAACATCTGTATCCAAATCTTGTTTGAATACATCGCCTGAGTCATTGAACTGACCTGATTCTGCATAAAGTAGATTTACGTCTACTGTATCAACATCTGCGAAGAAATCTAAAGCAGTTTTATAAGCATCTTTATTAGGTGTACCATCTTGTCCTAACGTGAATGATTTTTGATATAAACCATTTTGGAATGTACCACCAGCAGCTATATCATCAGCTGATAGAATATCAGCAATATCATTAGTACCAGCTTCAACTTCAGCAACAGTTTTATCAGCATTAGTATATAGACCACCTTCTGCGGCGCCTAATTTATTAATGAAGATATATTGTGATGTGTTGTTGATAACATCGTAGTAGTATAATGAACTGCCATCATCTGTTTTAGCATCAGAACATAGTGATAACCCTTGGAATTTTTCTAGTACATTATTTTTTGTACCTGATAAAAGTCCATCTTCGTCAACGACAAGAACTTGAATTTCATCTTCAGTTCCACTTGTCGCATCAGATGTAACAGCAACACTTCCTGGTGCAGCATCAAAATTAGTTTCCATCAGATTAGCACCATGTTTACCAGAACCTATAGTGGCCGGTGAATCATTTGTTGTTGTACGTGAAGTGCTACCTCTTGCGATAAGAACCTTTAAGCTATTACCATAAGAACCTGGGCATCTTGCAGCAGCTACAACACCAGCATTTAAGCCATTAGCTTCGAAATCGTCCTCATTAAGAATGAGCATTCTTCCTGTTGTTGTTGTTAAATCTGCAGAGGTTGATGTACCTACAGATGCGGTTATTGTTTCGGTTGTTTGAATTGTTGTCAAGCCTGTTGTTAGAGGCTGAACAGCACGAGAAATTTTTAGAGTATTGCCATATTTGAGAAACGCTCCAGCCTGTAATACAGACCCCTGGTGCGTGCCATCTGGCTTTCCAAAAACCTCGGTGAGGTCGTTTTCAGAACTTACTGTGATAAGTTTTCCTACTGGACCCCAGTTGAATTTACCAGTATAACCACCAATCGATGTTGATAGCGCTGGTATTACGTTGGTCAAGTCAAGTTCTTTGACTTCGACGCCTGGAGAGACTAAGAATCCCATAATTTTTACCTTTTGTTTTCAGTTAATATTAATATGTTAAACATAATAAGAGTTTATTTCATACTACTATTTATACTTAAAGGTCTTTCCACGCCCTCTGCTGCTCTATCATATCCATATACTCGTCATCACGACCATTATTTGTCATAAATCCAAAGTCTAACATCTCATCTTCTGATAATTCTCTATCTTTATAAAGCATTTCTTTTAAACTAATATCATCAATATCACCAAAGGCATCTGTTGATACAAACCAAGAGAACATAACTAAATTCATTACCATATCATCGTGACATCCTTTGTCTGCTTCATAACTTGAACCCTTTGGAACAAATGAGGTTAATTCAGTAATTGTATCGATGTCACATACTTCCAATCCACTTTGTTCTAATAAATCTTTCATATTGGAACAACCTATTCTCTTCGTCTTTCTTGTCATTGTGCAACCGATACCATCAGAAGAAATAGCACTTTCAACAAAAGTATTTTCATATTCTAAATCATAATAGACACCATTACACACAACTTGACCAGCGTCATTACTTTCAATAACCACGACTGCTTCGTTATATTGTTGAGCCGTGTGTACGATCAAGTCTGGTAACAATAAAGGTGATATCATATTATTCCTATAAGTACAAACCTGTTTAAATGGTTTAGATGATATATCAAATACTGTAAATGTTGAATAGTCTTGGCCTCTTCCTTTTGAAACATCTACAGTCATTATATAAGTATGTTCTGATTGAGGTTCTTCGTATATCTTTATATTTCTGACAGTCTTTATCGGTTCTTTTGTTTTTAATCCTAATAAGCAATCAGCTGAAATAAGAGTCGTAGAACTACCAATAAATTCATTACCAAATTCTTGAGCAAATTGTGTCTCTGATGTATTGGATATAGTTTGTTTTTTCCAAGCTTCATCTCTACCTGGCACATCCCACCAATCAACTCTAAATGATATAAATTCATTTGCTTTCTGAACTGCACCTTCCCATATCTTATAAAACATATTACCGATTCCATTCGGTGTAGATGCGATAATCACTTTGGTTTCTTTACCAGATGAAATTACTGGATAAGTAGATGTATAGAAAGTAGAAGCATTCTCAACGAAAGCGAACTCGTCAAGGAATAGTAAATTAACAGATTGACCACGAATAGAAGATGCTGATGTGGCCGCTGCTATTATTTTAGAATTATTTGAAAATTCAATAGAACCTTTATTCAATACTCTACAACCTGGCTGTAAAAAGAACGGAAGGTTCTCCAAAGCCAAAGTGATTCTTGCCAACATTTCTCTTGCAGTGGCTCCTTTATTGGCCAATACTGCAACCATTTTTTCGGGGTGAAAGATAGCATACCATAGAATATAAACCACTGATGAAATAGATTTACCAGATTGTCTACAAGCAAGAACAACAGAGAATCTATTATTATTGAAATGTTCAAACATCTTCTCTTGGTATGGATATAAATCAAATGGAACTAATCCTTTATCCAGGTTAATCACCTTTACATATTTCTTTGCGAAATACACCGGGTTTTTCATACACTTCTGGTATTCGCCTATCTCATCGGGTGTATAATTGTGTGTTATACCATCTCTTTTGACAAGTGAATTACCATTGTATCCTTGTCCGTTAATTGACTGGTTTTGGTTCATCATTTCCCTTTGCTAACATTTTCTGCAAATCAGCTGTAGAGCCAACAAAAAGATTATTATTAGTCACTCCACCAGATTGGGTTGGCTCATTATTTAATTTATCCAACTCGTGTCTTTTCTTCTGAAGGTCTATAAGTTGAGCTGTCATATCAGCAGATGTTTTAAACATACCAGCGAGTACTTCAAAAGAACGCGGATGTTCTGATTCAGCAGCAACCTGCATCATATAATCCATTGCCTCATCTGATTTGTTTAATAAATTCTTTAGATTATCTCTGGCAATCTTATAATCTTCTTCGGCATCATTATTTAACTTTATATCGTCTTTCAACACAGGTTTAGTAGATACTGCGTTTTTAGCAAGTGCCTTATTCAATTTTTCTAATTTTTCGCTCATTATGTAATTTGTGTATTTATTACTGTTCTACTAATAGTTCCAGCAGTTATAATCTCTCCGTCAGTATATTCAGCTTCTAAATTTTTAACGATAAGTTTGTTTGGACTATCATGGCTTACAACCACTGCGCTTCCTAAAGATATGTTGCCGGTCACTAATGCAGGTGTATTAAATAACGCATTGTCAGTAGTTGAAAATACTATTGATGTATCACCGCCTTTAGTGTTATCTGTCCATGCGCCGATTGGTGGGTCAAATGAATCAAGTCTATTAGTACTCAATACTCTAGTACCAGATTTTAATTGCCATTCTGCTCCACTGTAACTAACGGTAAGACCATTATTATCTGGTGTATTATTAATAGTATCAATAGGACTGTTCATCACATATATTGGTCTAGCATTCAATGTACCATTTCTTTTGTATAAACCATCAGTTTGTATCGTATCAATCGAAGTTATATTTAAAATGATATCATTATAAGGACTGTCCCATAATCCTTGAACTCTATCAATTTGCGGAGTATCACCATTGACAAATTCTATACCAGTTATCAGACCTGACGGTGTATTTCCTACTATCTCACCAGGTGAAGCATTAACTGAAGTGACTCTTGCCACAAGATTAGTAGATGGTGTATCAGCATTTGGTGTATTCGCATTAACGATACTTCTATCAACTGTTAATAAATCATTAATAGTGTAATTAACACCTGGGCCATCAATCCGTAGATTTGATAAAGCTCCATCTTGTGTCGCAATATCAAATTTTAATATAGCGCCTGAGCCCGTGCCTCCTGTTGGACTTGCATCATCTATAGTAAATGAAGAAGCCGTTTCTCCTAAATCCTGCGCTGAAACTCTTAATTGATTTGGTGTATCGTAACCGTGTCCAGCACTTACGATATCAAATTGTGTAACAGTGCCTAATTTATTAATCTTAGCATTAAGAATAAGTCCACTTGGTGTATTATTACCTGTAAAGTTAACTAAAGTAGGTTGAACCTCTCTTTCAAATATGGGACTATAATTTTCAGCTCTATCTGTAATTGCCGCATTTCCACTGACAAATGTTACACCAGTGATTGTTCCATATAAATTTGTTTTACCATCAATCTCAGGTGATGAATTTGGAGATTGTCCAGCACCTGCAGGAGTATCAACACTTGATACTGATACAACCAAAGGGGTGGTATCGTATGGTGAATCATTAATAGTTATTGTATCTCCAACAACGAAATGTAACCCACCTGATTGTACAGTTAGAGAACTAGTTGCTCCTGTCAATCCATTTACGTTTGCAGTAAATATTGAACCAGTACCAGTACCTCCTGTTCCATTTAAATCTAAATATGGTGTGTTAAAGCTTTCATCTTCAATTCTATCAAAGTCTGGTGTGTTCCCACTTGTAATTGAAATACCAGTCACACCTGTCACAGAACCTAAACCAGATTGCGTTATGCTTGTAGGTATTAGATTAATTGTTTGATTATCATCGGGGTTGATTAAAGAAGTAAATGTTCGTATAGTATCTGCAGGTGAATCAGCTGATACGTTAACAGTACTTAAAGTTCTGGCATTAGTAGTCGACACATTTGTAAAGTCCGCAATGTGAGTTTCTACTTTCTTAATGATATTAGTATCTGAAGTATCTGGTGCAAATCTAATCTTTACCGTAAAATCTAAAGAATATATAATAGTTCTTCTACCTTGGAAATCACCTTCATAGTCATCTTGTAAAGACACACTATTTAAGATAAAAGGAACGTCTGTCTTCGAACCAGTGCCTTCAATATCTTTAATCGTAACTGTATACTCTGGAGTGAAGGTTGGCAAAATCTGTTCTAATACTTGAAGAGCATCTTCTTGGTTTCTTGCCATAATGTTTAGTTGCATACCAAGAATATAAGGAACTGTCTGCTTTTGAGTCTTTCTCTTTAACGGGTCATTAGAGTCCGTCGGCAAAAGAGTTGTATTCATTCTATTTAATTTAGTAGAGGTGTCATAGTCGATTGAAGTAATCTCAAATGACATTCTAGGTAATTTAATTGCAACCTTTTGTTCATCTAGTTTTTCATTTACCCGTGCTAAAAACTTTTGTCTAGGTCCATAAGAAATTGGCACTCTAGCAATGTTAGAAATATTATCACCATTGTGTCTACCCACACGAATGTTATTAAAGATAGTACCGAAAACCGACACGATTCTTTTTATGGTTGCATGATAAAAATGTACTCCGTTAAGCATTAGTTATTAGGTTCTCCAAATGGGTTAAATTCACTAAAGTCAATATAGTTATTATTTAGGGCTTCAAAATCAGCTGCATCATCAAATTCATCATTTGAATAGACTTCTGATGTTCTATCTTCAGCAGATTGAATAGTTGCTGCAGCTGCGGATGTGCTACCTGTCACTGTAACACCAGAGACAATAGATTTATCTTTACCGTCTGTGACATCAATTTTACCCATATTTAAAATACTAGGTGTGACTGTTTCGTCTATTCCTAATACTTCAGTTGTGGCTGTTGTTCCATCGGAGAATGTCAATGTAACAGTTTCTCCAACTTCAAATTTAGCAGTAGATGTATAAGCAAATGAATGACTGATTACTGCTTCATGTATTGTTTGAACATCATCAATCATATCAATGCCAGTATCGATATCCTCGCCAGAGTATTCGTATAATTCACAGAATAATTTGAATACAGTTAAGTTATTTAGTTGATAGAATGGTTGTTCGTGTTCAACAAATTTAAGTTCAAATAAAGTGTTTGATAATGGAATATAAATCAGATCGCCTTCTTTAGGTCTAATCAGATTACTTCCAGCAGTAGCTCTAGCGAAACTTCTTCGCGCAACAATAAGAGTAACTTGGTCTCGAATCTCTACGCCAAATTTTCCAAGTAGTGTTTGGTCACCATCAAAGCCTTCAACGTTCTCAATATACATTTCAACAAGATATGCATCATCAAATTTAGATTCAATATCTTCATTCAGAATATCATCTTCAGATACAATTTCACGAGGTAAGTAATAAACATCTTGACCGTATATTTGAAGGGCCTCTACTATCATATCCTCGTAGAGGTCTTTTTCTGCTACAGAACCCTGTGAAAAATAAGTATTTCTTGCCATAAAATCATTATCCTATAAAGAAGGCGGGTGGCATCTCGTATTTCAGTTGAACTTCTTCTTCAATTTTTTCAATTTCTTGTGCAGCCTCATCATATATCTGTTGACCATTCATAGTTACCCCACCTGGTAATTGCATGCCATCAAACTTCTTAATGTTAATTCCCCATTGCTTTTTAATAAGAGCGGTCAAATATTTTTTCAAGAACATGTCATTATACACTCTTGTTGATGTTGGCTCGGTTGGTGCTGAGACGTCTGAGCCAGAACCATAAGTATTACCTGTTGAATTAGTCTTAGGTACAACTGCTTCATAACCTTCTATGATAATATATTGGTCTTCTCTTAAATCAGTTCCCCAACGCGTTTCAATATAAAGTCTTTCTATGTGACGA